GATATTATCTATAAGGTTCTTTCTACAGTTACGTATGATAACAAAGATCTTATCGATTGGAAACATAAAACAAAAGTAAGCTTGATTAAAAAAATAAAAGAACGTTCACTTTTAAAGAATATTATTCCTGAAACAACTACTATTCAAAAAATATTAAACCTATTGTCCCCCACCCATTTTCGAACAAGAAATGAAGCAAAATATTTTTTGACATGTATTGGAGATAATATATTGAAAAAGACAACCGATGTTACATATTATGTATCACCTTCTTCAAAACAAAAAATAAATGAGGTGGATAGAATGTCTTCGGTTGTGCTTGGGATCAATAACATCACTACAAACTTTGTTTCTAGGTACAACGAAAATGTAAGTATGCATAAATGTCGACTTATTAAAATGCGAAAAAATAATGGTTTGTATGAATCGTGGGTTGATATGTTAAGAACTGATGGATTAAATATTTTATGTGTTGCAGTTCATTATTCGAACACGCATGGATCGGGGGATAAGTTTTTAGAAAAACGTGATGAATTATGTGACTATGCTCTTTTGTTAAAAAATAATACTCCACAGACTATTGTAGATAAGTTCTGTTCAAAATATGTTCAGGTATATGAAGATGAATCGATGAGTATAACAACAAAAACACGATCTAATATGACATGGAAAAACCTCCAATATATTTGGAAAAGATATTTGTCATCTGAGTGTATTCCGAGTGTTGTTTATACGAACACCTTAAAAGCTATGCTTTCAGAGAAATATAAATATGACGAAAAAAGTGATTCTTTTATTAATATTACCAGTAGATTTATTCCAGTAGTTAGCGATTTTATGTTATTTTGGACAAACACTATAACCAAGTGTTCAAAGTCAATAGGAAATGATTATGAAGTAGATGAATTATGTAGTTTATTTTATAAGTATGTAAAAGACACCCCAACAATGTTTTCTACTGCAGGAAAGATAGTAGAAGATGATATACTTAACATTTTACGTTTTTATTTCCCCGATATTGAAATCATTGCAAACAAATATATTATGAATATTGATTGTAGTCTTTGGGATAAATGTGCTGATATTGTTACAACCTTAGATGACGCAAAAACATGTTTTCAAAAAGAAAAGGAAACGATCGATGACAAAACAGTTGCTTTTGACGATCTATACAAGTTTTATCTCAAGAAGAAAAAGGGAGAAATTACAATGAGTAAATCTTATTTTGAAAAGTTTATTGAAACCTATCTTAAACAGTATATTGTGTACAGTAGAGTTATTTCTGAAAAATGGTTGACAAACACTGTTTTGGATGAGATAAATGAAGAGGTTTTGTAAAAATATAATAAAATATTACAATACTAATATTTCTTATGGTAACAACCAGAATGCAATCTAAACAACATAATCGACATTGTAAAATTGAAAGGTTTCATGATACAGATACCCGTAGTATTCATCTAAGTCTAGATCATTGTCAAGAACATACTTATCCTATTCATACATCTGATTATAATATGGCACCGAGAAATAGAAAACGCAGCAGAACTGGTTCTCGCGAAGTTGTTGACAATACAGATGTCATTAGTATCAGCAGCACAGAACCAGAATCAGAACCAGAACCCGAGGAACAATTACAACGAATGGAGAATGTTAGAATAAAACACGAACCAGGGGTAGAAATTGTTGATGAAGTTCCGAAACCAAATATGATACAAAGAGTTCTTCCTCATATGACGCCGTATGCTAAGTATATTTATAGGGTCGCTGGTATCTACATCTTTTGGATACTTCTACATTATATTACTGCTCACTTATATGTAAAATATTGTGCAGCATCTTCGTGGTATGGTTTGTTAATATCCCCGTTCTTAATTTCAGCACCACATTGTATTGCAATGAGATGGGTGTTTACAAAAGGAGGAACAGTAATTGAAGGTATGTGGATACTTGTGGGAACATGGTTGTGTTCAAAAATCATTACTCAATAAAGGTTTAAATATAAAAAAAATAAAAATGGTATATTGTATTGTACATATACCATTTTTACTGTAAGTATAATCATGGTTTTTAAACATATTACAAATCATAAGAGGGTAGTGTTTTCTCTCTATAGATCAAAGTTAAGGGTAGCTCATTTAATGGGATATAAATATGGAAACGCCTCTTCTCGTTTTATCCAAGATCTTAGTCTATGTGATACTTATGTTCAATCAGGAATACTTATAGATTATCCGAATAAACATAGATTACTAATAGGAAATACCATAAGAATGCACTATAGAATGTCTATGTATTCAGTTACTGCATCATCAACTATTTTTATAGATAGAGCATTTTATTGGTTAAGAGTGTTAAATAGATTATGTGTTGATTATCAGATGAAACAAAGAAACCAGTTTTTATTACCTAGTCCACCACCAAAAAAGGAAGAGATAAACCCATAGATACTAATTTATTCAAGAGACTTACATTTTGTTTTTCCAAATATGAATGTTAAAAGAGAGAAAGACTTACCATACTCCTTGTATTGTTTCTTAAAATAAAGCAAAAATCCAATGATTACTGTCAAAGACACAGCTACAAAAAGATAATCCATTGTTCCCAGCAATCCATCAACTAACGCAGCATTATCCTCAGAAGAACTATAGTAATCTACATAGTTCTTTAATACAAGAATTAAAAATAATCCAATTATAGCTGCCATAGTATACTGAATATCAAGTCTATTAAATAATAAAAAGAATGCCCATATAGCTAATGTTTTGCCCGCCAATACCATTGGATGAACCTGTTTTTCGGATGATGTGAATCCTAAACAAAAGTAAATAACCATCAAAATAATTACATTTTTAGCATACATATTGTTAGTTAAAAGTTTTTGAGATTGACAGCTTAGTGTTTCAGCAACAAAGTTTCCTGCTACGGCTATGATTAACAAAAATATTCCCACGACTGTGTCAAACTTGGTTGAATCTTCCATTACTGATTTATACATATTATACAGAAAATATTTATAAACCAAAGAGAGAAAAGGGAAAAAGGAAGGGTTGTTAACCCCAACGTCAGTTTTTAAAACTTATCTACTCTTCCCTTCCTGTATTTTTTTGTTCTTGCCTTCTTTATTTCTCTCTTTGTTAACTCTTTATGTGTCTTGGGTGTTTTACTAGTAATCCTCTTTTCTGGACGATATATATCATTCTTATATTTATATCCAACTTCTCCTCGTTGGTTAACCCATTTTTCTTTAAACCATCTACTAAGACCCTTCTTTTGTGTCTTTTTACCTTTGTATGGATCTTTTCGAGATCCATGTTTTTTCGCATATCTCTTTTTGTACGTTTTTACAAGTATTCCACTACGATAGGCACTGTGTTTTGGATTTTTCTTATATACTTCCTTTTTAACTTTTTCGTATAATTTTGTATCACGTGGTTCTGGCTTATCAGACATTATAAGATAGATTACTATATTATGTAAAGAGAGAAATATACATACCAATTAAAAATACAATATATACAATCATTGGTATATTTTATTTACGCAGTCTTTTTCTTGAGAATAACCTTCTTCTTAGTTACTTTCTTTTTATTGTCAACTCCACTAATAGATGCTTGAAGTTGTTCACGGTGTCTTGTATATTCTACATATAGGTCATCTAATTCTTTCATCCACATTTGTTCAGTAGTCGTCTCTTTCAAGATCTCCAGTTCACGTAGCTTATCATTGTATTGATTTGATAGCTTCTCTACGTTCTCTTCTGTTACACTATCCATTGACATTTTTATCAAGTATTTATAATCCTCATCATTATCTAATGTGTCAAACTTTTTGCTTTGAAGCATTTCAGTGATCTCTGCACGTTTCTTTCTACGCAGATCAATATCTCCGTCTAATGTTTCTTGAATATATCTATGCTTATTACTTAGAATAAGTAGTTCACGTTCAAGCTGGTTGATCATATAATCCTTTCGTTCTACATAAAGACGCATACGAGTATCAAAGTAGTCATGAATAATATCGTTTGGACTAGTATATTTTCTTAACTTGTCATTAGCATCAAACAAATGCATATTTGTAGTAGACATAGTTGTATACAGTTTCAATGTCTTTTCAAGTTCGGTACAACCTGTTCCAGCATCTAAAACATTAGAACTTAATGCTTTGACGGTTCCTCTTGTCATTGTAACTGTAATATCTACTGTTGTGTCTTTGCTCATGTCATCGTAGTCTTTCACAATAGCAGTCACCTTTTTTCCATTCTTATCTGTTGTGTCGGTTAATTTTTCTAGGTATTCTTTAAAATCGTCTGTCCATAATCCAACAGGTAACTCAGTAATTCTTACTTTGTCATCTCCGATAATTTCATGTCTTCCACGAACAATGAACTTTCCTTCAGATACATTTGCAATGGATCCAGTGAACCCTTCGTAGTATGGAATAAACTCACGTGATGTTTCAAACTCACCTGTTATTAGTCGACCTCGAATGTATTCGATGATATCCGTTGGATTATAACATAACACTTCTGTGCTGAACCCTGTGCCAATACCTTTTGTTCCATTTACAAGAACCATCGGAATGATTGGTGCATAAAATGTAGGTTCGACTGATAGTCCATCATCGTCAAGGTAATTGAGAACGTTATCATCCATATTAGGAAACAACTTGCGTGTAATAGGAGATAAGAGTGTATAGATATATCTTTCCGATGCACTATCCTTTCCTCCTCGCAATCTTGTTCCAAACTGACCATTAGGTAAGAACAGATTAATGTTGTTGGATCCTACAAAGTTTTGTGCCATGCCAACAATCGCACCGTTTAACGATGCTTCACCGTGATGATAACCAGAGTGTTCAGATACATATCCTGTAAACTGTGCTACCTTGATTTCACTTGTCAAGTTTTTCTTGAAGCCTGCAAATAAGATTTTTCTAAGACTAATTTTTAATCCGTCCATTACATTCGGTATGCTACGTTCACAATCATATTTTGAAAAGTGGATCAACTCTTTATTAATAAAGTCTTCGTATGCAATCGTTGGAAGCGATGTATCTACAAATGTCTCACGCTCATAATTACCTAACCATTCTTTTCTATCATCACTTCGCTTTTTATTAAATACCATATCCATAATGTCATCGCTTGAGTTTCCAGTATGTGAAAACCACACAACTTTCTTTCTTGCAAAGTATTCACGGAACTCCTTTCCAGTGCTAGTTCCAAGACCCTTATAATACTTGACACTCCATCCCTTCGTGTCATTTGCATCCTTCCATGCTTCATATTCTCCGTCATTATAGAACACAAGAGTTTCATTACCTTTTTTTGCCTTTAAGATAGGAGTATTCATAAACCCAATGAAGTTAGGTATTTGTGACAAAGATGCCCACTCTGTCTGAAACAAGTTCAAACACAATCCTTTGATATGACTTCCATCCAAATCCTGATCGGTCATAAACAAGATCTTCCCGTAACGAAGACTTCGTTTGACGTCATTTTCATCTGTGTATTCCTTTCCACTTTCCAAACCTAGGATCTTTTTCATATCAGCAATTTCTGCATTTTCGGATATCTTCTTTTTTGTTTCACCTCGAACATTCATGATCTTACCTTTCATTGGGTATACGCCAATAAGATTTCTATCATCTGATGATAACCCAGACACAATACCTGCCTTTGCTGAGTCTCCCTCACACAATATCAGCATACATTCACCAGACTTTGCAGTTCCAGCCCAGTTTGCATCAATTAGTTTTGGAATACCACGGATATTTTTTGTCTTTGTTCCATCTGTCTTCTTGGCAGCCTTCGTATCTTTAATCTGTGAAATAGCACACGCAATATCAATAATACCTAACTTAGCTATCTTGTCAATTGTCTTGTCGTCTACTGAACATGTAGATCCAAACTTACTGCTTGGCGTATTCATGTAGTCCTTGGTTTGACTATCAAAAGCGGGATTAATAATATCACATCGAATAAACACAATAAGCTGTTCTTTAATAGCAGATGCGTTCACCGTAACCTTCTTCTTTTTCTCAATCAATGCTACTAATTTGCGAGTAATCTGACCAACAATATAGTCAACATGCTTGCCACCCTTACTAGTATAAATACCATTTACAAATGAAACTTGTGAAAACTCATGATTAGGAGATAGTGAAACCGCATATTCCCAACGATCATTTGCAGCCTCGTATACTTTCTTTGTACCATCCTCAAGATACATATCCACGTATTGTTGAAATGTTTTCACTGGAATGAGTTGCGAGTTACACTTGACCTTTACAGTCTTGCTAGTTACCGCGGCAATATCATATATTCTACGCTTAAACAAGTTAATCATATCTGGTGTCATACCGTCAATACCAAGTCTAGTATAGTCTGGCTTAAATGTGATACGTGTAAACGGTTTTGTTTTGCATTTAGTAATTTTAGGTGTATCGATTGTGTTTAGATTATCGTGAAAGGTTTGACAATATTTAAGACCTCTTTTGTGATCAATTGTCTCAACACTTCCTTCTGTCGACCAGATAAGAACTAGTTTAAAACCGAACCCATTCTTACCTCCAACAATCTTTTCCTCTTCTTTATTGTAATTTGTAGATGTTCTAAGATGCCCAAAGATCATTTCGGGGATCCAGAGATCATACTCAGGATGTTTTGCAATATCAATTCCATTTCCATCATTGAACATTGTAATCGTTCCATCTTCTCCAATACTAATGTCAATGTTACTTACCTGATGAACATTTTCCTCTCCATTTGTTAACGCTTGTGCCATGCGGATGACATGATCTCGACAATTAACAATACCCTCATCAAACAGTTTGTAAAGTGCTGGGATGTACTGTATTTTTTGTTCAGAGATTTTAGATGTTTCTGGATTAAGGATCCACATTGAAGAGTCAACATTCTCGATTGAACCCACATAGGTATCGGGGTTGTCGAGGATATGTTGTTTATCAGTCTTTTGCTGGTACTTTTTTGAAAGGTTGGCGGCTGACATATTTGGTGTCTATATTTGATATGTTTTATCTAAGTCGAAATCGTTCAATTTACG